ATTTAGATGGCGTCCCGGGCGTGGGCATGCCAACAGTTGCAAAGAGGCTTCCCTTTCTAAAAGAAGAAAAAACTTTTACAATCGACGATGTTGTTGAATATTGCAAACAAGTCGAAAAACCAGTTAATGCGTATTCAAATATTGTTGCTAACGTTGATGTTATCCACGAAAATTATAAATTAATGCAGCTCTATGTTCCGTCAATTAGCGTACAGGGTCGACGTTTTATTAATGAGACCTTAAAGGATTTTAAACCTGAATTTAATAAGACCGGCATACAAGCTATGATGATTGAAGATGGATTCGCAGCTTATAACTGGATGGAGATGTTTTCAATTTTTCGATCTTTTTGTTATAAAAACACTTGACATCCTTCGAAAGAACATGCTATAATAGCCTCAGTTCTTTAAAAATATACCAGGGTAGCTCATCGGAAGAGCGCCGCCCAGTAGGAAACCAAAGATCCGCACACCAGACAAACACGGGGATGATCGACCCGCTGGTAAAGTAGTGGCTGACTGGGTAAAGAGGTGGAAACACTGCGAGGGTTTTGAGCAGTGGATCTATGTTACGAGGCGGAGGTAGGTGGTTCAATTCCAGCCCCTGGTACTAAAATAAGCGCTTGTAGCTCAGTAGGTTAGAGCACCACTCTTATAAGGTGGACGTCCCCGGTTCAAGTCCAGGCAAGCGTACCAAACAAAGGAGGAATGTGATGAAGAAGATTGTTGTATTAATAGCCGGAATGATTTTTTGTGGTGGGTGCCACATTCCATATCCTTCTAGCGGCCGCAGGGTACTGCAACCCTATGAAAGATACGAGGAAGTTTGCACCACGAAAGTAAATAAGAAAGGCGAAAAAGAAACTCGCTGCCGATGGGTTCGGTCAAGATGATCATTGTTTTTAAAGTCTTGGAGAATGAAAAGAAGAAGAGATGAAAAAATTAATTAGTTTACTAATTTTAATTGTAATGGTAGGGTGTGAAATTGGTGTAAGGCCTTGCTACCCAGTGGATGAGCCGGTTAAGTTGTGTGAAGCTGTGCCGACACCACCGGATTGGGTTGAACCCTTTATTGCTGATTATTGTGATGAAGGATGTTGCTACAGGGTTAATTATATTAATGGCCAATCCTGCGAAAAAGCTTGGTGTTACGATTATTATTATTGTGAGTGGCAATACATGGGGGAGCTTTGTTACTAAAGAGCACCCAGCGGCACGCACAAGAAGAGAAGGTCAGTGAAAAGGCTTGGTTTTTATATGTTCTTCGATGCGCTGACGATACTTTCTATACTGGAACGACTACAGATATATCCCGTCGCGTTGATGAACACAACACGAAGCAGTGCGGAGCTAAATATACTAAAACCAGACGACCGGTCAAACTAATTTTTTGGCTAGACTTTGAAAATCGTTCAAAAGCACAAAAAGCTGAATATAAATTCAAAAAGCTAACGCGCCCCCAAAAGGAAAAAATAATCAATGAAAGTCGGTGATCTAGTTGAGTGGAAAATACAGTCAGTTGCAGGCCTGCTTAAGTGTATTGGTCTTGTATCAGAACTCTGCAAGCAAGTCACCACTACCGGGCATGTTCAGCATTTTGTGAAGTTGCGCTTGCCGTACGACGCTTACAGAGAGACAACTTGGCTTAGTGCGCAAGATTGTTATATGTTATCAAAAATTAAAAAAGGAGATTGATTATGTTTTGGAGTGTTATATTACTTGTTAGTTGCGTGGGGCTTTATGCCTACGGACTTTACAAGCAGGAAATGCGATTGCAGGAAGTGGAAAAAAGTATTTCAGATTTAAATCAAAAAACCATTGACAAGCAACCTTAAAGATGGTAGAGTATTAAGTATGAAGAAGTTAATTATATCATTATCTTTGTTTTTGCTTTGTGGCTGTGAAGTTATGGTGGGCCCCCACGGGTACCACTCCACTCATGAGCCTCCCGCGGAAACTGTTTATTATTCAGCCGGTGACGTCTGCGAATATGAGCCTGAACCATACACGTTCGAACCGTCTTATTGTTACAGTGATGGCTGCTGTGTTTGGGAGTTCGTTTCCTTTGAAAATGATTCTTATACTTATCTTTGCGAAGATATTTGGTGCGAATCATATGATTACCAAGGCTGTGGCGGTTGGGAGTTCGTTGAACAACCATACTGCTACGATCTTTATTACTAGGAGCGCGTCATGAATCACCTTATTAAATTTTGCAAAGGCGTGTGCCTAGGTTATTGTATTGTTGGTGGCTTGACCATCTGGCCGATGCTGGGCATGATTGGCCAGCTGGCAATCGGGTCTTCCGCAGCAGTGGTATTATATGATTATGTTAACAAGTTAAGCAACGGATAATAAATTGAATTTTTCAGAAGCTGAAAAATCAGATTTTTCACAATTTGGCAAGTCTTTTCAAGAAAATCTTTGCCAGTTAATTTTACAAGACCGAGCTTTCTCAGATCAAATGAGGGAGGTCATGGATGTTAATTTTCTGGAACTTGGATATCTTAGGGCGTTTGTTGCTCTAGTTTTTGAATACCGAGAGGAATACAAAGTTCATCCGTCATTAAATATAATGACAACGCTTTTGAGGACGCAATTAAACAATGAAAATGAACTAATTCAAAAACAGGTGCGCGACTATTACGTACGCCTGATGAAAACGGAAGTTCAAGATGTTGAGTTCATTAAGAAAACGTCATTAGATTTTTGCAAAAAGCAAATTTTAAAAGAGGCGATCCTTAAATCTGTGCCATTGTTACAGAAATCTTCTTTCGAAGACATTCAAGCGCTAATCAACAACGCGATGAAGCTAGGTATGGACAACGACGTCGGGTACGACTACCTTAAGGACTTCGAGAAAAGATTTCTTATTACAACTAGAAACCCTAGAACCACCGGCTGGAAAGCTATTGATGATCTATGTAAGGGCGGCTTGGGGTCTGGTGAATTAGGAGTTGTTATTGCACCCACTGGCGCCGGTAAGACGCATGCGCTTGTACACTTGGGATCCCAAGCGGTTAAAGAAGGTAAGACGGTCATACACTATACTTTGGAGCTAGCTGATACAACTATTGCTTCTCGCTACGATAGTTGCATTACCGGTGTGCCGCTCAAAGATTTGCACATATTTAAAGAACAAATTTATGAAACGGTTCACGACCTTGAAGGCGCGTTATTTGTTAAAGAGTACCCAACAAAATCTGCAAGACCTGATACGATTCGAGCGCACTTAGAGAAGATGGCTTTACGCGATATATCCCCAGATTTGTTAATTGTCGACTACGGTGATTTATTACGACCAAATACAAGAAATAGTGAGAAAAGACACGAATTGGAGTCTATATATGAAGAGCTTCGTTCAATTGCGCAAGAATATAAATGCCCTTGTTGGACGGCCTCTCAGACGAATCGTTCAGGTTTAAATGCAGACGTTATCACAATGGAATCTATCTCGGAGGCTTTTTCAAAATGTTTTGTTGCCGACTTTATTTTTTCGCTCTCTAGAACAACGGAAGACAAGGCAGCGAACAAAGGAAAAATATTTATTGCGAAAAATCGGCATGGGCCAGATGGGTTGATATATGAAATATTTATGGACACTAGTTGTGTAAAAATCGACGTCCTGCAGGAAACAACTGCCCCAACGGCGAAAGAGCAGGGGGAGAAAATTAAGAATATTTACAAAAACATGAAAAAAGAAAGGGGAAAATAACAATGTTTGGAAAAGAAGAGGCGGTGGAGGCGACCATTGATTACTTTGACGGAGATGATCTGGCTGCAAATGTTTGGATTACAAAATATGCCCTCAAGGACAAAAGTGGAAAACTTCTAGAAAATACCCCTAGTATGATGCACCACCGTTTGGCGGCAGAATTTGCGCGCATCGAGAAAAAGTTTGGCGGCGATAGGGCGCTGCAAAAAGAGGAAATTTATGGGCTTTTGGACAAGTTTAAATATATAGTGCCTCAAGGGTCTCCAATGGTCGGAATCGGGAATGACCACATTAACATAAGTTTAAGTAATTGCGTTGTCATTGCGCCTCCGACTGATAATGTGTCTTCTATTGTCGACGCCGGAAAAGACCTCGCGAATTTAATGAAACGTCGTTGTGGCGTCGGCGTCGATATATCAGAATTGCGACCTGAGAATGCCGCCGTTAATAACTCCGCGGGCACTAGTACCGGCGCATGGAGCTTTGCAGACTTTTATTCTTATGTCTGTAGAATGATTGGGCAGAACGGTCGCCGCGGCGCACTGATGATCACAATGGACGTAAGACATCCAGATATTGAGCGCTTTGTAACAATGAAACAGGATTTGACAAAAGTTACGGGTGCAAATGTCTCTGTAAAGGTCTCTGATGATTTTATGATGGCTGTGGAAAATGACGAAGAGTTTGCGCTTAAATTTCCAGTTGATGCTGAAAATCCAACCTTCACCCGCATGGTTCGCGCCAAAAAGCTCTGGGAAACAATTGTTTCGTCAGCAACGGAAACAGCTGAGCCCGGCATTCTTATGTGGGATAATATCATTAACAATTTGCCAGCGCATGAATATGACGAGTTTAAGACAGTGTGTGTCAACCCCTGTGCTGAGTTGTCCTTGAGTGCCTACGATAGCTGTCGACTAATGTCAGTTAATTTAAAGAACTTTGTTAAAAATAAATTTCAAAAAGATGCGAAATTTGATTTTGATTTATTTGCGGACGTTGTTGCAAAAGCAACCCGCTTGTCAGATGACTTAGTTGAGTTGGAAATTGAAAAACTTCAAAGAATTATCAGCGTATGTGACACGGACAGCGAAAAAGACTTGTGGGGAAAACTACTAGCGGCATGTGAGAAGGGCCGCCGCACAGGCTTGGGCACTCATGGGCTAGCGGATGCCATAGCCTGCTTGTCTCTAGCTTATGATTCGGACGAGGCACAAACTGTTATAAATTTGATATATCAAACACTAAAGGTCACTGCTTATTCTGAGAGTGTTAAGCTAGCGCAGGAGCGCGGCGCCTTCCCTGTTTTTGATTGGGAAAAGGAACAAAACAATGCGTTTATTAAGAGACTGCCGCAGGGGCTTCAAAAGAAAATTGCGCGCTTTGGAAGGCGGAATGTTTCTCTTTTGACCAACGCTCCAACGGGCTCAGTTTCCATTCTTTCCCAAACTAGCTCAGGCATTGAGCCTGTATTTCGGAATTCTTATGTTCGGCGAAGAAAGTTAAGTCACAATGAAAAAGACACCACTCCTGACTTTGTTGATCAACTAGGAGATGGGTGGCTAGAATATAAAGTTTGGCACCACAACATAAAGGATTGGCACGAAGCAACCAGTAGTCCGATAGATGCTAAGTTGCCAACATTTTTTATCACAAGCGAACAAATCGATTGGGAAAAAAGAGTGCATGCTCAATCTATAATTCAGAAACATATTGATCACGCAATTTCTAGCACAATTAATTTACCCAAGGACACACCC